GAGTGGTTATATCCCGCAAAGCCTGACGGTAAGCCGTTTGCTCCGCTGTCATTGTGCGGTCAGAGACAGCCCACCAATCTGTTTTTGACAATAAACCATTTCTGATTTCCCTGACGGTAAACTCAAGTGCATAACGATCTGCGACTGATGTATCTTCTTCTGTCCAACCTCCACCAAAATCTGAAGTTGAAGCATTATCAGCTACTTGGATGCGTTGATTTTCTTTTGCAAATATTTTTGTCATTACAAATACTCCTGCACTATAACTGCTCCAGAACCACCAGCGCCACTGGACCCTGAAGTGCCACTAGAACCGCTACTAGATGATGTTGAGCCGCCGCCGCCGCCATAAACGCTACCAGAAGAAGCAGCTGGACTTGTTGTTCCAGCGCCTCCACTGCCAGCCTTTCCGCCCATATTACCCACTGATGGCCCTCCAGCATCTCCACCGTCTCTTACAACTCCAGCCGACCCGCTAAAGTTAAAATCTCCACCGCTTCCTGATCCTGCCGTTCCCCCAGTACTGCTTAGTTGTCCTGCACCTCCAGCACCTCCAGTTAAAACTGTGTTATCAGGTAATGTTGCTGTTGTTGCAGAACCATTGGCACCAGCACTTTGACCAAAAGATGAACCTCCACCAGCAACTACACGGGCTGCGCCACCAGCGCCTATCACACACGCAATAGTTTGATTTGCAGTAAGAGAAACAACAGTTAAAGCAGCCCCTGCGCCGCCTCCACCAGTAGTATTAATAATACTTCCACCAACGTTCCTGCGTGCTGCACCACTTCCACCGCCGCCTATTGCCATAACTGCATAAGTTGCATCTCTAGGTGCTGTAAAATTACCAGAAGCAGTAACAATAGTTTCTAAAACTAAAAGATTACTTCCTCCGCCGCCGCCAACCGCAGCACCGTCAATCGTCACACTGCCGCTAGTAGCACTAATGTCATTCGTCTGATGATTGATAGTTAGAGACATAATTTATACCGCCGTTGATCCGTCCATGTCATCCTGAGCCATAACCCAAGCATAACACTTGTCGAGGAATGTAGAGCCTGATGCTGCTTCGATATCTGTTAGGTTTGCGTTGTACCGCTTAAAATCTACCTCACGAGTATCATCGTTAGGCGTTGCTGTAGCATAAGCAGACAAGTCAATCATCACGGAGAACTTTGGATCAGTTCCACGCTGACGGCTGATTGCCGCTGTCACAATGCGGTAATAGGCGTTATTAAATGCGATGCCATACTGAGAGGCACCTTCCGCAATATTATTTTGAATAGCCATTGGTTTCTCCTTTAGGCGTAAGTTACTTCAGATGTATGGATCGTAGCCACCCACCTGATATCGGTTGATGCTGCACCAGTACAAGTGATTGCTAATCCACCGTTTGTGGTGTCAGCGGATAAAGCCATGCCCCAGTTAGGTGTGTTGTCTAGGACAGTGGTTGCTGAGTTCACTAAGACTGTTGTGCCAGCGTTAGCTTCTCTGCGGATCAAACCCTCAACCTTCCAAGCTGCACAAGCTGTACCATCAGCCGCTTGCTGGCGAGCTACTATAGTGCCGTGAAATGCATAAGCTGAGTTGTTGGGTAAGATTACTTGGTTTGTTGTACTAGCTGACCCACCAGTAGAAGTGAGGACCGTACCTGTCGCATTGGTTGTTATAGCAAGTAAAACAAGTTGTCCAGACTGAGTGTCACCGGAACTCAACCAGAGAATAGGGGCATGGACAACCTTACCAACAATGCCCCTTACCTCTGCACCATACCCAGAGGCAACGCTGTAAGACGCATCTGCTGTGTTTGCTCGACCCCCTACCGTTGTTGACCAGTTTGCAGTTGATTCTGATGAGTATCCACCAAGAGCCGCTGACATTTGACCTGTAGACACATTGTTTCTGCCTATTGAAACGGAATAAGAGCTAGTGGCTTTACATTGTACCCCTATCGCCAAAGAGTTATTACCAGTGGCACCAAAAGATGAGGTGTTAATTCCTATAGCCGCTGCAAAGCTGTCAGTGCCAGAGGCGTAGCTATCTGCTATAGCAGTAGCATTTGCACCAGAAATTGCTTGGGCATTTGCGCCAATAGCAACACCCCTTGTTCCAGAAGCACGACTATCTGCGCCAAGAGAAACAGACTTAAACCCGGTTGCTGCTGAACTAGTTCCTATAGAAATGGCACTTGTGTTAGTCGCCTGACCAGCTACAGCAAAGGCATAATCTCCTGTTGCATCACCGTCACCTAGACCAACAGCAACTGATGCAGTTCCTGTTGCTGTAGAATTACTGCCTATAGATACTGCATTTGTTCCAGAAGCTACTGGAGTAGTAGCACTTGAAGCATTGTCTCTATATAGATCAGGGTCGCCACCGCCACCGCCAATTGCTGTACCGTCTAAAAGTAAACTCGTGCCATCGGAGCTAAGTGTAATACCGCTGCCTGAGCCGGTGTGATCTATTTCAACCTTACCCATTATGCGTATGTAACCTCGCTTGTATTAACTGTGGCAACCCACCTGATGTTTGTGCTTGCTGCGCCAGTAACTTCTATTTTCAAGCCACCATTAGTTGTGTCAGCCGTTAGAGCAATAGCCCATGCTGATGCACCAGATGTGGCGTATAATTTATTCTGAATGCCATTGCCCAACACAGTCGATGCAGCATTAGCATCACGCAGCAATGCACCCTTGATTTCCCATGAAGCATAGTCTGACCCAGCCGCTGCGCTTTCACGGGCAATAATTGTACCTGAGAAGCTGTAGGCGCTGTTGTTGGGAAGGATGACTTGATTAGTTGTACTTGGACTATCTGCAGTATCACCATTGTTGTCACTAGTCATAGTGGATGCAGTTGCGTCAGTCGTTCTTTGTTTTAAAACAATTAAGCCATATTGTGCAGAGCCATCACGGGTATTATTAAAAGTATTATTAGTAAATGCTAATTTACCTTCAATATTTGAATAGGCTCTACGCCCAATAGCAACACTACCAACCTTGGTTGCACCTGCAGAACTTCCTATTGCAATGCTTCCACCTGTCACGAAACCGCCCGTAGCAGATGCGAAATCGCCTATTGCAACGTCATAATATCCAGTTGCTTCTGGCTGATAACCTAAAGCAATAGAGTGTTGACCAGATGCTTTTGCCCGCAGGCCCATCGCAATACTGTTAGTGCTAGTAGCACCATAGCTAGAAGTGTTGTCGGCTATAGCCGCTGCAAAGCTGTCTGTACCAGAGGCGTAGGCCCGCCCTAAAGCAACGGCTTGGGAACCTGCGCTTTGAGCGTTGTATCCTAGTGCAATTCCTGAGTTTACTCCATCACCTACTGCCGTACTTGAAGAAGGGTTAATGTCAGAGCGCATGGCTAGGTTAAAGCCGCCCTCACCTATGATCCAACGACCGCCAGTATTGTCCCAAATAATCCTTACTAATTCACCACGACTGAGTGTAATAGTTTGTGGTCCGTTAGCCCAACCAAATCTTTCTGTGCTGTTAGCGTCAATAACTACTCGTTCATCTGCACCAGAGTTGGCATTCAAGATTGTAACGTGAAATCCATCGCCTAGCGTAGCACCCGCCGTAAGAGTTACAGTTCTATCGACACTTCCACCAAAGTATTTAATAATCTTTCCAAGATCGGCAGACACAACGGTGTAATCAGCCGTTTTAATATCAATAGTCTGAGCGGAAACACCACCACCACCAGCATCTGCGAACGTAACAGCACCTGATCCGTCTGTGGTCATCACCTGTCCGTTAGTACCGTCAGCCGTAGGGAGAGTGTAGTTACCAGACACTCTAACTGCATACCCTGACGCACCTAAAGAAACCTGATTTGTTGCGCTTGTTGCTGCATTGTAACCAACAGCAGTTGCATTTGAATGGGTTGCTTGAGCGCCGTTACCTAAAGCAGTTGACCTAGTGGCAGTAGCATCTGTACTTGAACCTCCTGCAAAACTGTCTTGGCCAGAAGCTACAGCATTATAACCATATGCTGACGACTGATAACCACTACCAATAGAGCTTTGACCAATAGATACTGCGCTGTTATTTGTAGCTCTAGCTTGAGTACCAAACGCTACGGTGTTTACGCCAGTTGTGCCGTAGGAAGTTGAGTTTTGGTTAATACTACCAGCAATACTACTAGCTGCACCCGCTCGACTTTTACCAAGACTAACTGCATCCGTAGCTGTTGAGTAGCCATTACGACCTAATTGAACAGCGCCATCTGCGGTTGCAGCAGAGTTTTTACCAATTGAAACGCTTTCAACGTTTTGAGCATCACCAAATAACCCAAGTGCAGATTGCGCCCTAGCATATGATTGAAGTCCAATTGCTACCCCGTCAGCACCTGCGGCCTGTGCAGTATCACCAATCCCAATAGCATTGGCCCCTGCTGCTGTAGGCTGATTGGCAGGGCTACTTTCATTAGCAACATAAAGAGCTGCCCCACCTCCAGCATCTGCAAAAGTAACGGCACCAGAACCGTTAGTGGTTAAAACTTGCCCGTTTGTGCCATCTGAGGTAGGTAGTGTGTAGGTGTTACTAATCTTAACCTGTTGAGTAGTACCACCTAGAACAACTTGGTTATTAACAGATGTACCAGCTTGATAACCAATGCCTACAGAGTTCTCTCCAGCAACATTAGTGCTTCGACCGATTGCAACAGAGTAGTCTCCACTGCAATCACTATCATAACCTAAAGCTGTAGCGCCAAAATCAGATGCATGGGTTAAGTACCCTATTGCAGTTGCCCGACCATTGCCTGACGTTTGTGACGCCCAACCAAGTGCTAAACTGTCAGAAGCAGCAGCTTTTGCCTCTCTTCCAATAGCAATACTGTTTGCACCAGTAGCACCGTAGCTGCCTGTGTTGTTACCTATAGCAGCGGCAAAGCTGTCTGTTCCAGAAGCGTAAGCTCTATAGCCAACCGCAGTTGCCTGTGAACCAGTTACAGTTTTTGCTTGATAACCAAGGGAAAAAGAGTTGTCTGAAGCAGCACTTGATTCAGCACCTATCGCTACAGAAGCACTACCAGACGAAGCAGAGTTTGCGCCCATTGATATAGCGTTAGAGCCACTAGCAGCAGAATTAACCCCTACAGCAAACCCACGAAGGCTACTAGCATTTGCGAGATTACCAATGGCTACAGATCTAAGACCCGACGATACTGATCCAAGGCCAATCGCCACTGCATTCGTGCCTGTCGCGGAAGGCAAAGTAGATGTATCATCATAATTTTCAGCATAAAGCGCAGGGATATCCTTAGCCGTAGCCCCGATAAACACTGTAGCTGAACCGCTAAGATTAATCGCTGCGTCTGAGTTACTGCTTTCGCTTACCGTGCGTGACAGCGTAGTGCCAGAACTTGTATAAGTACCTGTGCCTATCTCAAAATTACTGCCATCTTCAATAATGTAACGAACTACATCTGCGTTTGCCACACCAGCATCAGCAAAGGTTTGATATCCATCCTCCGCAGAGCCAAGCGTAATTGTGCCAGTACCAGTTGTACTGGTGGACATCTTCGCCCTATTTTTTAAAACAGGCATAAGCTACTCCTAATTAGGTTAGCTGAATAACACCGTTTGATGGGCTAAAGTCGATAGTAAATGTATCGCCATCATTAAGCGTTAAGCTTGAGCCATAATCATAGTATCCAACAAGCGGATCTGCTGGCGATGTTACAGTGTCATTATAAATATAGATGTAACGAAACGCCGCAACACTACCGCCTGATGCAGTAAGTGTTAAGTCTGCAAGGACAAGCTTGTAAACACCACCTGATTGTCCAGATGAAGTTGTAGTAAGATTTCTTGAAGACAAGTTGCTGTAACTAATTTGGGTTACATTGCCCAATATTCCATTAGTATCCGCAGTTGGGTTAGAGCTTTCAGAACCCGGCGCTGTATTGGAAAGAGCAATCGCAAGCTGATCACTTTCCAAATCCATATTCTCCACTGCGTTTGCAACGAAGTCATTTATTTTAACGAAGGATGCCATGATATATCTCCTATGCTATCCTAATTATAGCAGATGTAGCATCCGCTGTGGGGAACTTTACTTCAAAACTAGAGTTATTAGCGACCCTATCTGACCCAAAATCTAACACAGCTACCGCTTTATTGGAAGCACTTGAGTTGTAGATTAAGGCCCCCCGCGCTGTGAACGTCGCATTAGCCCAAGTTACATTGCCAAAATCTACCATAGCGGTGGTGCCCGCGGACTTTGGAAAAGTCGCCGTTACTGTTAAATTCTTTCCCCCAGCCGTATACGCCGATCCTGACGTATTCGTTATTTCATTCGATGTGCTATATGCAGTTGTATCCGCTCCCAGAGAAGCCGCATTTGAGTACAAGGCAATCTTAAAGGTAGCCGTATCAAAGTCATGTTCTGCCTTTAGAAGCTCCACCTTAAAAGAAGTGCATGTTGTTTGAATTATAGCCATTGTCTAAACCCTACGCAGAAGCGCCCCTGTAAGCATCCGTCCTAAGCTTAACGCCCAAAGAAGCCATATTAACAAGTGCTGATGCGTATCTCTCGTTATATAGCTGCACCATGTCACCTTCACCCTTCATAAACGTATACGCCTCTATTAGAGATCCGTAAAGCAATGTCGCTTCCGCATTATCCCCAAGCCAAGATGTGCTAGAAGTTACTATAGATGGTGGGTCATAATAATAGTGCAGTTCCAAGGTGTAGTTGGAATCTGGGGTTGGCCCAAACAAGAAGTTACCATGGTCAGATCCAGTATCTCCATCAAATATGGAGTAATACTTTGGTAGTCCTTGAGTGGCAGCACTAGGATATGCTTCCCTTATGAAGTTTACATCCTTGTCCAAAAGATAGGTGTAGTCTCCACCACTAACCACTGCCATTGAGAATGTGGCTAAGAAATCAGAAGGCCTAGCTGTATACTGCCCACCAGCACTTAAAGTTCCAGTGACGTTCCTGCGTAGCTCTGGAATAGTGATATCCCTAAAGATCCGCTCTTCAGCCTGACGCACAAAGTTAGGAATATTGGTCACAAAGGTACTCTCTGTGTTCTCCGTATAGTCTTTGATCGCTTGCGTCAGTTCTGAATAGTTCATTTGAACTTATTCCTCTTGGTACAGGTTATCGAATATTTTGTTGACATCCATAGTATAGTCTAAATCAGATTTTGAATAGTGTATATGTTGAGATGGCTTGAAGTCTGGGGCACCAGTGCCAGTCTCAAACCACGCA